ATAAATCCATGCCGTATAAGTCCCCACCGTATCACCCGCCGCTACTCTCGCAACAGCGTGAGCGTCATGTAAAACGTAGTCATCAGTACCATCAAATACATTAGCCTTTCTTCCATGAGCATCCTCTTTAACTGTGATAATCTCGCCTGCTGCCATTATTTCTTGCTCCTCTTTTTAGTTTCTTTAACTGGTTCTACTTCTTCTACAGGTTCTACTGTGATAATCTCAGGAGTTACAGCCTCTGGATATTTTCTTTTAATTCTAACTTCCCAGAACTTCTTAGTCTTCTCGTCAGTTGCTTCCTCAGCATATTTTTTACAATTTTCTAGTGTCATTATGCCACCGTCCCGTCAATAATACCTTTACGAATTAAGTCTCTTATTAAAGTTCCTAGAACATCTGATGTTACTAATGTATCATTAACATCACAATTAAAACTTCTGTCCTCTGTTATATTAGTTACTGCGTATTTAACTATCGCCCCAGAAGAATCAGTAGAAACAACGTCTCTCTTACCGCCTTGTAGAATGTTAGCCATTAGTTAATAACATCGGTTAGCTTAAAGACTGCGTTAGGGTTAGGTCTGATAGCTTCCCCTTCCGACCAAACTCTTACGGTCTTACCGATACCCTCATCATCTACTATTGCGGAAGTCATAGGCATAAACTCTCTCCATACAACTGCCTTATCAGGAATAAATATAGTTACTGTGTCTGTTGGTCTGTTTGGGTCTGATACAATCTTAACACCTAAGAAAGACATTAGTTCTCCAGAGCCTGCCCTCTCACTTGAGAAACTAGGAATACTTGATCCTTTAACTGTAATAATCCATCTCAATAACCACTTCTTTTCTGCCGGGTTCATGTAAGCTATTGCTCCGCTAGTGTCATAACCATAAGCCTCGATGTTCTCAATAGCGTTCAAGAAGTCATAGATTGGGTCTGCGTTAGCATCTACGTTCCAACCATCACCAGCTGCGGCCGCTGTCTGTGCCCCTGCTGCATCCAATACTGTCAATAGTCTAGAGTCAATCTTCTTATTTACTGCGATTGCTGTGTCCTTAATCAAGTCTCCCCAAATATCAGGATCTGCATCCTTCAAATCTTCTAGTGTGATAAGTGGTGATGTTGCAAAGTATTTCTTAACATAAGATAGTTCTCTTGTGTAAGAGTTCTCAATAACAACCGGCATAGCCTTAGATGCTGTCTCAATCATGTCAGTAGTAACGCCTGAAGTTACTGGGGAAGTCAAATAACCTGCTGTCTTAGAGTACCATCTCATCTCTCTAGATTTTGTGCCTATAACACGAACATAATTCTTTAGAATTATACCTACGTTTTCAAATCCTTCAACTAACTTGTTGATGTCTATTCCCCTGATTTCTGCTTGAGCTGCTGTGTCTGCCATGTTTAACTATTAGCTGATTGATGATGTGGTCTCAATTCAAATAAAAATGATTCTCCGGATGTTGCTGTTTCAAAAGCAATCCCCACATAGTTACCAGTAGTTACTGGTGCGTTTGCTAATTCATTACTATCACTTGTTGATGCATCGGTATCTATCGCTAGTCCAACGGTAACTCCTCCAGTTCCTGCATATCCTTTAAAAATACCAGCTCTATAAACTCCAATCTTAGTCTTTCCATCAGAAGCAATCTTCTCCTCTGCTGCGATTCCTGCAACAATATCCCCATCTCCATCTGCTAATGCCGCTGTCATAAGGTCAGACATTTTAAGAATTGCTCCTTTCTCGATACCTGTGCCATCTGCACAAGTCATAGGAATAGGGGATGCTGTCTCAAAAATTAATGTGGTTTCATTTACCATGATCCCTGGAAAACTGATAACTATTTAAATCTTTTTGTTATTCGGCTTACCGAACAACTTTAGCTCTTCATCACATAGGACCATCATTTTCTCATTTATCTTAAGATTTCTGTACTCTGCTGCTATTGCTTCAACACATTTCTCTCTGGTATCAGTCCAAAACTTCTCATCTGTGTTCTCTGCAACCTTGATTCCTAGTTCTTTGTTAATTTCCATCTGATGCAACTGGCTTGTTTCCCATAACCCTATCAGCGTATTCTTTAGCCGATTCCTCTTTAGGTGTAGATTCGATGTGTCCGCCTGCGCTAGAGCCTAGCATCTCATCCGCTTGGAGCTTCGCTTTTCTGTCGTTTTCTTCTTTAAGCCCATCTCTCGCCTTAACAATCTCATCCCTAATCGCTCGAGCTTCCTCAACAATCGAGAGAGGCTTGTCAGCAGTATCTGGGCAAGGTTTTGCTGTTGGTTCAGTTGTTTTTGTTTCCTCATTTTTCTCCATCTGTTAATTTAGATGCCTGGACTTTATAAATTTATCCTAAAAAAGCTGAGACTATGGGCAACAGTTCTGCTCCGCCCTGCAGCCCTATGCCAATCAGAATAATATAAACAATCTTCTCAATAGTCTTAACCTTACTTTCAATCACGGCTATCCTCTCTCCCATGTTCATCCCAAAATCCCCCCTAAGAAGCTAGTTTCTTGTTGAGCTGGTTGATTTGGTGGAGGAGGATATTTATTAGCTAGAGCCATCATCCTGTACTCTATTTCTTGAGGAGACAGTTGTCCAGTTAGCGCTAGCTCCATGTCAGCTATTAAGGCATCTCTCTCACCACCTAGAGAATAGAAGGAGTTGAACTCTGCTAGGTTACGTACACTAGTCTCAAACTTCAACACATCCCCATTAGTATCTGTTAACATTTGAGTATGGGCATCTTGTATTATTTGTAGTTGTTGATTGAAACGGAATAAGGCCTCTTGCCTTCTTGTCGAGTCTGATGCTGCCAGTGTTGCCCAGTCTTGTAGTGTCTGTTTTCCTTCGTCTAAAACTCTCTGTTGTGCTGATACATTATCAGTCCTTTGCTTTTTCATGTTGCCCAATATGCTAGATGAAAGCGAACCTACAAAGAGCACGGCCCCCCCGATTACTCCTGCAACTGCGCTTGTGCCCCCAGTAAAAGGCGCTGCTACAAATCCTGCACCAATCGCAGTACCCGCTAAAGTTACTGCTCTAGGTATTGCTTCTCTTATACCCACAGTTATAGCCTCCCCTTTGATGTCTACACCTGGAACTAAGCCTTCTGATTGTTGTGTGCTTGATGGATCTAACTGTCCTATCTGTCCTGCTAATTCCTGACCTTCTAGTTGTTTTTGAGAGGGTGCCGCTTGTAATGACTTAATAGCCTCTGTGGCTGTTCCTCCTCTTCTAGAACCCTGCAAATTCACATAATCTCTATATTCTTCTGGAGTTAATTTTTCTGTTACTCCACCTCTTGATACTGTAACCGTTTTGTCTGGATTAAAAACTATCCTTGTGTCTGATGTTTTTTCTGTCTGGTCATCAGATTTCACTCCTCTACCTTCTGGAAGTGCTAATATTTCCTCTGTTGTGATTCCCCTTGTTCTTGTTTTACCAGCATCCTTACTTCCTACTGGAGCACGTGGATTAACTAACTCTGTTATTTGCATTTCTTTTGGTATACAGGTATTGTCCTCCCATATACCACCACTTGCCATACACTTTTCCCTTTCTCCTGCATGAACAATTGTCTGCACCATTATTCTCTAGTTATAGATGCCTCCACATCGTTAGGTTGAATAGATGTTTGCCCTGTGTTCTTTGCCATCGTGTCCTGCTGCAACCCGCCTAAGCTAGGAGGTCTGTTAAATAGTAATTTGATTGAGTGCTGTAATAGTAAGTCATCCTCTAGGTCCTTCTGCTCCTTCACATATACCGGCTCAAAGATAACGTGCCCCATCTTGCCGCCTACTTCACTCGTTCCGTCTGATGATGCGATGCTTCTAGGCACGCCAAAGGTCTGATAAAAGAAGTTTTCTAAGTAACTAATCCATGCTGTTCTATCCTCTGATGATCTGCTTGGGTATGGCTCAATCTTAGCTGTGTCTTCCGGTAGACCGAGCATCTCTCCTTTACTAACAGCCATCTCTATCTGAGTGTTAGCATAAGTTATCTTTCCAGCGTTGCTTGTTTTATAATAAACAATACCTAAGGCCTTGTCTCTGTGCTTAATCACTCGCTCATCAGCTAGAGCCTCATTCCTTGCATCGATTATCCACTTGGTCGCATCAATCTGAGAGGTTCCATGAACTTGGTCGCCTATTCGCTTGTTTGATGAATGGAGCATATTCTCTTTCTTTATAGCTTTCCACCCTGAACCGTTCCATGCGTCATAACGCTTGATCTGTGAGTTCTTACCAAAGACTATCCTCACTCTCTCAGGGCTTATCGGTATCATGTTAATTATGACGTTGCCTGACTTCTTCACCTCTGCGAATGAGTCACCTACTACAACCTTCACTACTTGATGATTCCACATGATTTGATCAAATGTATCTGAGCCCATCCCCTTAATGTGATCTAATTGAGCCTGCATAATCTTATCCTCTGTGCTCCAACCTCTCCCTGTTGCCCATGTTGATAGTGAGTTAGCTGCCGAGTAAATCTCAGGGATAGAGAAGTAGTACCCGTAATTAGTAGTAGCTTGATCGAAGTAATGATAAAACTCGTTTTCCTGAGGGTTCGCTACATCAAGAGCCTTCGCTTCAACGATGAAGTCGGGGACTTTGTTAGTGAAGTCAGTTACTGTTGCGCGGTTTAATTCTTGTAATGCCATTTATACATCCGTCCTGAAAGGAACTAACATAAAAGCCTCTTTAGTTACAGTTCTTCCTGTGTCTGTTTCTGTTACTGCGTTTCCGCCTGAGGGGTCAATATTTATAAGCCCTGGAGCTGTGCCAGTTGTTACTAGCTCTAATCTTAAAATGTCTCCTGGAGAGAAATTAGTCCTAGCGACATTTACCTTTGCCACTATTAAATAAGTCCGCCCACTTGCTCCAACATTTACAGTCGGTGTTACTACACTGCCTAAATCTGTTGTTGCTGCGCTAACTTTCTTTATAGTCCATGTTGCGCTCATATCTGCTGAGCCTCCCCCTGCTTGCTCAACAAATCTTATAATAACATCTCCTTCTATTGTTTGAGATGATTGAAACTCAATATCAAAATTAACAGTCTGAGCCACTGGGATGCTTATCGCTATGTGTGTTGAGGGTATTGTGCTCGTTGTTAAGAAATAGGTTGTTGTGGGAGTTGCATTTTCTGATGAGCTTAGATAAAGTTTTCTATAGCCGAATCCACTAGCCCAATCTAAAAAGTCAAAGCTAGCAATCAAAGGAGAGCTTTTTCTATACCCTTCTGCTAGTGGGTCGTAGGCCATTATGCTTCTCCTCTCATCATGGCAGCCCCATCTTTCTCTTTGATTATCTTAATTGAAGATTCATAAATACTATTAAGAAAGTCTAGCGTTGTCTCTCTCTCTCTTGCTGAGTAACCAGTTGGGTCTGCGTTCACAACGAACATCGCACACTTAGCCGCCCCCGCTTGGATCAGAACGTTTCTTAAGGTTTCGTCAAGTATCCCCCCCGCAGTCCAGGCCGAACTCCAATCGTAGCCAGTTTCTAAATCTATCGCTGCCTCTACATTCAAAACGTAAACGTCTGTCGCTGCTGTCGCTTTGGCGGTTGCCCCTGCGTTCACTCCCACTAGAGCCTGTATGTCAACGTTCTTTGTGTAGATTCCAATATCAGCCATTCTTTAACCTCATCGCTGTTATCTCTTTTGTTAGTTCCTGAATTGCTGTAATTAACAAAAAGTCTTTATCTTCTAAAATATACACCTCTTGTGCATGCGTTGGCTTAATCTTCTCAATCATACCTTTATAGAATATACATTAAAATTTAAATGTTTGTATTTTTCACCCCATCCTGCGTTAGTCGCTCCTTCTGCGATGTGAGTGTAGTTGCCGAATATTTTTAGATGTCTTTTGCCTAGTGAGTCGTTGGTGTAGGCGTATTGTACAGACTTGAATGATTGAAATATGTTAGAATCTGTCAGGAGATGCAGCTTGCCGGTTTCCATTAACATCTTGAAATGTGAATATTTTAGAGTCTTTTTCAGCTTTCTGGTTTTTCCGTCTTTACTTAATATCTGTTGGGAGTTATCAATCGCCTCTGTGATCTGTTTTGTTTCGTCATCGAACATCAGCCAATCAAAAACCCCTACCCCAATCCCTTCAGAATCGATGAAGATTTTAGAAAAGTCATAAAGCCGTTGGAGCTGCTTTATGTGTTCAAAGGTCTGGGGTAGAGTAGTCTTGGTTGTGATCTGGTTTTCAACTTGATATAGATGTTCTTTCCTTAGCTCGAATATTTCAAACGTGCTCTCGTCTTCCCCCATCCTTGCTACATCCACACCAAGATAGTAGGTTCCATTCTTATTAATTTTGCCAGGGCGGTCTTCTGTTTGGCAGCTAATTATTAAATCATCCTCGAACCATTGGTTAATTTCATCTTGAAATAACCCTAGATACTCTTGTGCAAATTGTGCTTTGTCCATCTCTGCCTCTTGGTCTTCTAGTTGCTTAAGTGAGGCCTCTCTGCGCTCTTTCGTCCATTCATCAGTAATTTCCCTCTCTTTTATCACTTCCGGGCTTGTTTTATAATAAACCTTCCATCTTTCATCAATATTCTCAAAACACTTGAAAAAGAAAGACTTTTTGGTCGTTCCACTGATATACTTTCCAAATGGCGTTGAATCTCCCCACATTCCCCCTGCAGTCGTCAGAAGGGTAGGCATTATAGAAATAAAGGCTAATTCAGGCCATTTAGACATCTCATTGAACCAGTTAATGTCAGCAGTAAAGCCTTTGAAGGCATCTCCCATTGTTCCAACGGCTCTGCTCCTTATCCAGCCTCCATTCTTTAAAGTAACTTTGTCTAATGTAGGTTTATCCTTCTTTGCTGTAGCAATCGCGTTTGGATAATATTTTTTCAAAGCATCTTTTACCATTACAATAACTAGCTTAGCCTGTTCTTCGGTAATTGAACCGACCAAGATAGTTTTACCTTTCTCAGCCATCCACTTCGCAGCTTTATGTGCCATAGCAGTAGTGGCTCCTATCTGTCTTCCTTTACAAACTAGAAGATATTTAGATTCGTCGTCAATTATTTCTCTTTGCCAGGGATCATACTTCATCGTAGCTAATTAAGTGAGAGAAAGTATTTAAAATTTTTGTCTGGGCGAGTACCCCCCCCCTTTCCCCCCCCCTTGCCAGCGTCGATTTTGCTAAAGAAACACCTGCCTCTACAGTCCCCCTACTACCCATATATGGGTAGTACAAGGACTGTACTACCGCCCTTCTTTATTTATAGAGCCATACTACGTTATAGAGCCATACTACTGGGTGCAAGGGGAGGGGAGAGAGAGCACGTGGGGAACCGAGAGCAATACGAACTAAAACACGAGGGAGGGGGGTACCAATAGGGCGCTTCCTCGTAAGTCGCGCCCTATTTCCCCATCCCCATAAAGAACTGCAAATACGGTGTTATCAAGAAAGTAACATTAAAATCGAGTACGATTTTAAGGGAAACGAACTTAATAAACCTATATACAACGCTCCCTTTATGGGGAAGAACCACCCCTATTTCCTATGGAACCCCGTGTAGCTACGAGGAAACCGACCCCCCTATTTCCACTGTACCCCTATTTCCTATGGAACTATTACTACTACTACTACTACTACTTAACTATCTATATATTTAAATACTACTACTACTTCTACTTCTCATGAAAGTTAACAAGATTCTCTCTCTAGACTACGAACTAGTGGAGAGACTAAGGAAAGAGGAGAATGCCTCTCACCTCGTTAATAGCCTTCTCTCTAAGCACTATGAGTTTGATTCTCCTGATAATAGTGGTAAATTAGGTAAACTCAAAACCAAAGAGAGCCAGATGGTTGAGCACTTAAGTGAGGTTAGGGCTATGAAGAAACAGATAGAAAAGACCGAACTAGAGAAGATTCAAGCAGAAGCTAACAAAGAGGCTTTTATGAAGGAGCAAATAGCTGTAGAAGAGTTTGTGTTTAATAAAACAAAGGCTCAAGAGAAGGAGTACAGAAAGGGCCTAAAAGAAGGTAAATGGAAGAGTTATGGTGAATGGGCTAGAGTAGTATCTAAACACTGAGTGTATCTAAACACTGAGTGTATCTAAACACTGAGTGTATCTAAATCCACCGCATGAGCCTTGTGAGAGTCGATATACTCCTGTAGGCATCTAAGGAACCCTTTACTCATATTCTTCTTTCTTCTGTTTAGAATAGTAATTGCCCAATGCTCCCCTTTGAAGATATTTACTGTTATCTCAGGATCGTAACTAATGTGATGTTTCTGGATTACTTGTTTTACCATTAAACCTCCTTTTCTTTCTCCACATCTTTCTAGAATACAACGCTGAGCAAGAAGAACATCTGCCGCTGCTATTCACTCTCACACATTTAAGCATCTTACCGCAATCAATACATCTCTTTGGTTTCATGATTATGATGGGGGCGGGAGTTCCAAAGGTATGTTGGCACACCCCTCACGGCTCCTCATCCCCCGCTTCCGTGAGTATCGGTCCTGCCAGCTTGTCTATAATATCTTCGAACGTTCCATATCTTTCAGGTTTATTGACTTCTTTCATTTCTTCCTTCAACCGCCTGATGAACTCTTTCACGTCTACGACGGCTATCCCATGTATAAAACCCGTTTCCTGCGGTCTGAGGTGAGGATCTAGTCCATTATTTTCAATCTTATCGCTTAAGCTAAATTCTTCTTCTATTTTATATCCTTCCCCCCTCGCTATATCTACACCGAGATAGTAGCCATCATGTTCATCCATACTCAATCCGCAATGAAGACACCTTTGAGGTCTTTCTTCTTTGTGTTTTGTTTCTTCTTCCATGATTATGATTCCTCCTCTACGTCCACTACGAACTGACCCCTAACTCTACAGTCTCCATGCTCTTCAAACATTATTTCTATAAACTCTTCAATTTCCATTGTGATTATGATAGGGGAGAGATGGCCATCGAGCTCGACACTCGGCCGTGCACCCTCCCCGTATTAGCTAACTATGATCCCCGTCTTTCCGGGGTGTCAGGGGCCATTATCGGGCGCCATCATCCGTTCATCGCTCCTTCACTTGATGACGTGCTACAGTTTTTTGTAGATTCTCAATTCCCGATTATAATTGTCGATGATTTTAAACATTTGTTTATCATTTCTTTCTTTTCCATGATCATAATTCCCCGTCTTTCCGGGGTGTCAAAGATTCTACCAAGTTTCCCTGAGCCTAATCTTAGAAGCCGACATATCACAGTGACCCTGTAACTTAGCCCAAAGGGAACGGTGGAAATCGACTCCACTCTTCTCTAGTATACTAGACTTTAGTATACTAGAGCGTGCACCATTACACTACGTCCCCAAATTAAATAAACTTCTTCTTCAACTCGTCGAACTTAGCTTTGTTGATTGCGAAGAATGTTTGTTTCTTCACTTCCTCCGCCCTCCTAAACTCGTCAATAGGGAAGGGTGGAGTAGCGGGGATTATAAATCCTAACTCCTCTAACTCCGCTATAAACCGAGCTAGTTCTTCGTTCACCACCCTATCTTATGCCCGCACTTCTCGCAATACTCCTCATCCGTCAAGTCTCTAAGATTCTTGTGTACTTCGTTCCAATACTCCCATCCTTGTTTCGTAGATTTCCAATTAAAATCATCTCTTAGGGCCCTTGCAAGTTCCTTAGCTTTATTGATTTCATCCGTGGATATCATTTTTTCTCTTCAACGATAGGACTGATTATCATCTTCTTGTTATCGTGCGTAACTCTAACATTCTTATCAACCCAATTAGTTGTGTTAGTTCCCCAAGCTCTAGCGCACTTTGATATATCTGAATCCCACGGTGTCCAGTCCAACGTTTCATTATTAAGTAACGCTGGAATGTGCAATCTTTTTACTTCATCCTTAGACCACGACACTTTATCCATCTTATGTTCGCCCTCTGTTTTAATTTTGAATATATCGCCGTCTTTCGTACTATCGAAGTTTAAGAACGTTGCGTTGATTTCTACTTCTACCATATTATCTCACCTCCCTTGTGTTTGTTATCATAACAACCCCACCCTCGCTTCAGCGATATGATGCTCTTCCTTCATAGCCTTCACGATTCTCTCGACGTAATCGGCTAGGCTCTCATTCTTTAAAGGTGGGAATGCCTTTTTGATATATTGTAGGTCTTTATACCTAATCCTTATCGAAACGGTTGGTCTTAGTTTCATGTTTAAACAAGTTTAAACTACTATTTAAATGTTTCTATATACCTACTTAATCCTCATTATCCAAATAACATTGTAGTAGGGTGGTTTGTTTTCGTGAGCAGCTCCACCCCCAGTCTTTCCGGTAGCTCCTAAACTGCCTATTCGTATTGCTTGTGCCAAACCTCCTGTAACTGATACAATCGAAAACCTGGATGTAGTATGGGTATGCTCTGGCATTTCATTCGTTGTTAAATTATGCGTTGAACTTCCCCCTGTTCCTCCGCTTGTTGTATCTCCACGCAAGAACTCTCCCCCATTTAAATCTGGTAAGTCCTCTCCATCCATCGGGCTGTCAGCGTCGCTGATTGTTGAGCCATCGCATTCTTCCCATCCATCGGGAA